CACGGTTCAGCGTCGTGCGGTGCTTCGACTTGCCGATGTTGATTTGCTGATTCACTGCATTCTGGATGCTCTGCCGGTAGAATGCTGGCATCCTTGCCCTGCTTTTTCCCATGATGAATCCTTTCCCGCCTGTTCGGCCAGGCGCTTCCACTTTCTGATTTCTTCCGCCGTATCTGGCGTGATATGCTCAATAAACCGCCAGTGCTGCGGTTCTGCCACAAGATCGATAAACATACGGCGGCGGTGGATGTAATCACGCTGCTGCCGCCGGGTGAATTTGCTTTTCACTTCCACCACCTCAACCGTGCCATCAGCATAGGTCAGCACAAAATCCGGGGTATAGTGCGCCGCCGGGAGCTTCACATTGCCGTATTCTTTTTCCGGCAGCATAGTAAACCTGCGGTGCAGCTCTACCTTCACGACCTCGCCACTCTGGACTTTGGGCAGAACAGTTCCCATGTAGTAGTCATACTCGCCCCGGCTGTCAAACTCGTGTCCGGTCGATCTGGCGGCATTCACAGCGGCTTCCAACGATGCAGGTGCAGCTTTGCCCCCGCACCTTCTCTGTGCAAGCTGCTTTTCCGCCTGTGCCCGGTAGCGTGGCGGCAGGTCAGAAAGTTCCAATCTCATGCTCATGGCTGGTTTCTCCTGTTCTTCCGCCGGGTCTCCGGTTTCTTTTTCAACTTGAGGATCAAATGCTTGGTGTTGTTGCCGGTGATATGCTGCTCACACTCGCGCAGGGTATAACCGGGGTATTTTTTCTCCCAGTATTCACGATCATCCGGCAGGGCAAACGCTTCGTCAAAGCGCTTGCGGCTCCATCTGGTGTCGTTCGGGCGCGGGGTTTTCGGTTTTTGCAGCCCTTGGCTCTGCCGCCAGCGGCGGATGCGGGCGCGGGCTTTCGTCATGTAGGTCGTCAAGCGTTCAAAGCTGGAACAGGTCAGATCGATAGGTTCAACTTTCACAAGCCCCATCGGCCGCCCGGTGCTGTCCCGCCACAAGTCCTTGATCTCCTGCCATGTCAGATTGCCTTGCAGGATCGCATGATGGTGGTGTCTGCCGGTAACTTTCCCGTCCTCGTCCATCACGCTGTACTCTGCAACCTGCATCCACTTGGATGCTTCTCGACCCATCTTTTTGCAGAAGCGCTTCAAGCGGCGGGTAAAATTCGTCCAGTCCCGGTCTACTTGGTTAAAATCTCCGGGTGCTGGCTGGTGGTCGTGGTCGTATGTAAACGTGACTGCCCAGTCGCTTTCACCGAAATTCGTATAGGCCAGCTGGCAGAAATACCGCCTTGCTATCATGTCGTTATACTTCTGCTGCGCAATGGAGGTTGCCAGCTCTCTTTTGCGGCGAGCGGATGCGGTATGCTCTTTGTCCGTTGTTTCAAAGAGATCCACTTCTGCATAATCGGACGTTCCAAGAATGTGTCTCTGCTCCCGAATGTACCATGCCCGCACCGTTCACTTCCTCCTTCCGCAAAGTTCTACTGGGATTTTCTTTTCTGTGGACCAAACACACACGGCTTCGCAGGACAAGGGGGACACAACGCCGGGCAGGTCTTTCTAAGTTTCCCATTCCGTCAAGCCATACAGACCCGCCCTCGTTTTCTCCCCCTTGACCCCCGCTTTCCCCGGCTTGTGTTCTTCTGTGGTTGCTAGATTAAGTTACACATACAAGCCCCTTGCCGCCTCGTCAGGGCGGCAATTTAACGACGGGCTTGCTTAATTCTTGATTAGAGCTTGATTAGTTTACTTCGTAGTCGCCGATGCTGTTTTCTTCCGTTCTGACTTCCCAGCACTCGCAGGTGTCCTCCGGGTCAGTGAAGTCGGCACGGTTCGGAGAATTGCCGTTGAAGCATACCCAGGTGTAGCCCTCATGCCAGCGGCAGGTGCAGCAGGTTCTTTCAGGTTCCATCATCCTGTGTTCCTTTCGTCACGGTTCTAGCAGTGTGTGGCAAATCGGACAGGCGTGCGGTTCCCAATCTGTCCTGTACCCGCATACCGGGCACTCATACCAGCCGTATGGAAACACACCGGTAGCGTCATAGAATTCACGCTGCCATTTAAGTGGTTTCGGCAGTGGGGTGCCGGTCGCTTTCGCAAATTGGGCGGCCCGCATAGCAGTTGCAATGGCATCCCTTGCAGGTTTCAAAGAATCGTGTTCTTCCTTTTTCTGGGAGTTATCTGTCTTACCCTCCATGTCGGCCACCTTCATAAAAACGATCCATCGTTTCGCGGTACACTTTGTAGCACTCCGGGCACAGATCTCCGATTCCATGGATGTTTCTCATTTCAAGCGCCCAACCATCCAATGCTTTCTGGTCAAACACACCATCGTCGAACCGTTCCGCGAACACCTGCTTTCTGCACCGGTTGCAGATAAACATTGCTCCGTTCTGTCTCATGGTACTGTCTCCAACTTTCCAACTTCAAAATCTTCAAGGTTCGGGTGCAACTTCTTCCTCTCGATCCCGAACTTTGCCCTTGCTCAGTGCCAGAGGACCACGTTTGACGAATGGGCCAGATATGTTGTTCCGTTAATTTTGACCTGTAACTGGTCGCCTTCATAATCGTTCCAGCTATCCACCTTGCCCTCAATTACGGTTCCATCCGGCATTTTAATCTGTGCCTGCGAATATTCGTAGGTCAAATCAATTACCTGCTTGTTGCATCCCGTCATCAGCAAAACGCTTGCCGCCGCAGATGCTCCCACCATAAAAATCTTTCTCATTTCTTTGCCTCCTGCTTTTCATTGAGTTTTACTACCGGCTGCGGCTGGTCGCTGCGGTTCAGCGGCTTATCAAAGCACACATTCCATGGATCGCCCTCCGGCTTGTCATGCCATGCCAGGGCGTGGCGAATGGCAAGCCATACCTGTTCTGCCCGGTACGGCACCTTCATTACGTCTGAGGTCGGGGACGGGAGAACGCATCTGCTGTACAGCCGTTCCATTTCTAGCAGCATGGTATTTCTGCGGCCTATCGCAACATTAAAAGCGTTTTTACGCTGTTCCTCGCTCTGAAACGCATTGTTTTCCGCGTCCGAGTAGAATTTTGCAAAGCACAAGTCTTCTGCCAGATCCCAAAACTGTCCCATGTGCAGCCGCAGATACCACTCGCAGGCCGCTTGCACAGCCTCGGCCACCGGGCGGCTCATGGTCAGCGTGATGGTCTCGATTTCGGTAGGTGCGTCATTCTTCTTCACCATAGTGCGGATCCTTTGCCCCCGGCCAGTGACGGCGCTGGCTGCGCTCAAACTTCCGGGCCATCGCTGCTGTCTGAATAGCTTCCACGGCCAGAGCAACAGCCCGGTCATATACACCCTTCGTGGAAATCTGCGGATTGTTGGAGTAAACATTCATCCACATTGCATTGAGTTCCTGACGCAGACCGTTCATCTCCTTCGCAGCTTCCACGACTTCTTCTTGGATGATTCCCGCGCCCTCATGCGGCCCTGCAAACATCCGAAACTTCTTGTTTGCAGCGGCCAGCTCAATTTTGACCAGCCGCTTCACGTCATTTTTTACCGCATCCATGATTAGCCCTCCGTCCGGCTCTTGATTTCGGCCAGCAGGTCATCCAGCGGAACATCGGAAAGCGAAAACCCGGCCTCTCTTTCGTCCTCGACAGAGACCAAGAGTGCAGAGGAAAAGCACAAAACGGGGCGAACACCGTAGGCGTCGTCGCAGTACCAGCAGGCGCCGGAACCATCAGGCTTGACGTACCAGACGTTGAAGCTGTTGCTGGTGTACGGAGAGCAATTCGGCGTACCGTAAGGCGTTGCCAACCACCACGGCGCATCTACCTTCGGGATCAGCCGCCAATATTTTCCGTACCCGCGCAGGGTCAACAGGCCAATCCTCACTTCAAAGATTCCGTATTCGTTCTGGCCGGTCGTGTCCTGAAGGTCGATTCTGAGCGGAATGAATGTACTCAGCGGAGTGCCGTTCTTTGTAAACTCTGCCAGGCAGTTACCCAGATATGGCATAATCTCGCTCCGGCGCAGATCGTTGGGGTATTCCGGGTCGTCGCCGTCGCGGAACGGCATTCTCGTCCAAATGTCCTTTGCCAGTACCAGACAGCCGTGTTCGTCTGCATCCAGCTTCACAAACTCCTTGCCCAGCGCCCTGAAGATGCCACCATTTTTCACATCACCCAAGGTTACACTTTTCAAAATCTTGCTCATCGTTATTCCTCCACTAAAACCACATTGGCCCAGCTGGTCTCGTATGTTTTCCCGTCAATCGTGACTTTCACGATACGATCATTGTGTGCAAACGAACTTACCTTGTCCGCCCGTCCTTTGTCCAGTAAAGTGCCGTCCGGCAGGTAAACATATACCGTCTTGACCGGATTTTCGCCGATTGTTGCATCCTTGACAGCTTCGCACCCGGTCAGTGTAGCGCACAGTGCAGCAGTCAAGGTGGTCAAAGCCAGCAGTTTCACAGCCTTACGCATCCTCTTTGTCCTCCTGCTCGCTCAAGTCCTCTACATCGGCAACATCCTTTGTCTTTTTCACCATATCTGCAAGCTCACGCAACCCAGACTTTGCCAAAGGTTCCAGCTTTACAGGAAGTACCGCACCGCGCACCACCATACCGTCTTTGATAACATAGTAGCGGCTACCACTTGCCATCTTTCGGGCGCAGTATTTGAAATATCCGCTCTTTCGGATCTCGTCCGCCACCGGCATGATCTGCTTTGCATCCACAAAGCCAACCGTTCCCGAAACAGGTTCGATCATCGGGATCAGTTCGCATCCGCAGTACCGAATGCAAATTCTTCCGGTCACACAGTCCATTTCCCCATCTACCGTGTCGTCTAAATCCATTCCTTCGATGTGATGGAAGTCATCCGGGCAGTCATTATCAAACTCGATGTCTGCCCATTCTTTTTTGCTGATTCCCAGAAGGGTAGCCAGCTCACTTTCATTCTGTGCCTTCGGAAATCCGGTCAGCGGGAAGATTGCCGTTTTGGTTCCGATGTACAGGTCATAGGTTCTGCAATCGTCGTAGAACACTTTGTAGAGTTTGCAGTACCCATCGGCTTTAACGAGCTTTGCGATTGCTGCCAGCTTCATTTGCTTCTCCTTTCAATTTCGATAGCCTGAACTTCAAACTTTTCGTACTC